TAACCGGTGCTTTTGATCCTAATCAAACTTTTGAAGCTGCAAAAAAATTTGATGATGAGGGTGGTTTTTTTAGAGATGCTGAACCCATGACACGTGAAGAGTTTGATAATTATGTAAAAGAAAAAGGTTATGCAATCGGCGGACGTGCAGGATTTATGGCAGGTGGTATGGGCCGTAGAGGATTTTTAAAAATGCTAGCAGGACTAGGTGGTGGTATCGCTGCAGCTAAAACAGGTTTACTAAAACTTGCTGGTAAAGAACCAGTTAAACAAGTTGCAAAAGAAGTTGTTAAAGAAACTGCAGGAACTTACCCTCCTCCATACTTTTTTAAATTAGCAGAAAAAATTAAATTTATGGGTGATGATGTAACAGAAAAAGCTGCAACTAAAGATAGAGAAATTGTTACAAAATACAAAGACTATGAAATGAGTGAAGATGTTGCAACAGGAGAGATCGTAATTAAAAAAAGAAACGAAGGATCTTTCTACGATCAAGACGGTATAATTTCAGATGAATATATAATTTATAAACCAGGTATGGCTGATGAAACAACAAAAGGTAAACCTCCTCCTGAGTATGAAGAATTTACAGTAAGACCAGATAGTGAAGGTAAGTTAAGGGATTCTGAAGATGGTTTAGACAGCATAAATGAAATTTTAGAAGAGGTAGGTGATCCTGATTCTTTAACAATCAAAAAAGCAGGTGGCGGTATCGCTCGAATGCTAGGAGAGTAAATGGATCTCTTTAAAAGAATACAAGATTTAAGTGCCATCTACGATGACGATGGTCCAAGCGCCACGGTCCTTGAATCACGGCCCATGTTTGCAAATGGTCAGTTGGTAAGACCCAGTAACGACGAATCACGGTTAGGGTATAAAGGTGATAAAGTTTATTCAGACAACTACAGAACCATTTACGATAAAAAAACTAAACTGTATTCTAAAAAAGTAGGAAGAGATAAAAAACTTTTAACTCAAAGACCTGATGAAACTAAAAAACAATTTTTTAATAGAGTTTCTAATTACAGCGCTGAAAAGTCAGCTGAAAGAACAGGTAAATTTACTAAAGAAATAGTTGATGCAAGAAGTAAGATAGATTCTTGGACTTCTAATTGGCTCAATAATAATCTTAAAAATTATGGTGTTAAAGACTTTGATAAAATGACTAAGGATATGAAAAAAGATTGGAGAGTGCAGTCTAAGAAATTAAAATTACCAACAGATAAAATACAAATAACTACTAAAACTGGTTTTCCTAATTTAAGTACAAGTAAAGGTAAAGAAAGCGCGGTAAGTAAAAATCCTTTTAGTTACGATAATGTAACATTCTATACACCCGAAAACCCAAGTGGTATGGATAAATACAAAGCTCAATGGAAAAAGATATTTTATAAAAACAAAATTCAAACAACTCCTGGTTTGAAAAATAAGATTAAGGATTATTTTGATTTTATTACTTTAGATAAGAGAGGAGCTCCACAAAATCAAACCATAAAATCTTTTAAAGAAATTTTAGATAAAGATGTTTTATTTTTGCTATCAGAAAAAGATTCTGGACTACAAAAAGGTTCTAAGTTTGAAGTATTTAATAGTATTGATGAGCTTGCAAAACCTTATAATGAATTTACAGCTAAGATAAATAGAAGTGAAACTTGGAAAGAGAATGCTAACTTAATTGAAAAAGAGTTGGGTCTGAAAAAAAATTTTATTAAAAACTCAATGGTTAAAGAACAAAAAGCTGCTGCTAAATTTTTTGGTTTAGATGATTTAAAAGGAACGGGTTTAGAATACAGTATAGATCATGGTCAAGGTTTATCTGCTGCTGCAAGAAGTGGCAATAAAGAATTAATGAAAACTGCTTTAAATGATTTAATTGGAACTACAAGACTGCAAAATACAGCTGCAGGGTTTGGAGGGTTTGAAGCAACTAGAGGAGCTTTGATAAGAGACATAGAAGCAGGTGTTAATGTAAAAGATAACGTAGCCAGTTTAAATAAATTAACTAAGGATGCTTATAAAGATCTAGGTGTGAAATCAAATATCTATTCCATTAAAGATGGCAAACTTGCATCTAAACCTATAACTACAGCTACAACACAACCAGAGAGATTTAAACAATATGCGGAAACAATATATAAAGATCCATTAGGTAAAACAGCTATTGATAAAAAATTTGGAAGTTTAGAGAATGTATTAAATACTATTGCTAAACCAGATCAAATACGTTTAGCTAAAATAGGTTGTCCAGGTAAAGCTAATGGTGGTCGAATAGGTTTCAATGAAGGTTTGAATGTAGCAGCGTGTGCTGCAAGAGGTGTAGAAAAATTACAAGGTGATCCTAGTAAAATAACACCAGGAGACAAAGCAAACATAAAATCAATTACTAAAACTGTTCAAGGTGGAAGAATTTTAAAAAATATTTTAGGACCAGCAGCTTTAGCATATGAAGGATTATTTGCTTTACCATTTGCTGCTTATGATTATGCTAGTGGAAGACCGGGAGAAGACATAGTTAAAAGTGCGTTGTCTCTTGGATTTTTAGATGAAAAATTAAAACAAGATGAATTAAAAAAAATATATCCTGAATATGGACAGGTTGAAAATTTACAGAATATTGGTGAAAGAGTAGAAGATTTAGAACGTTTACAATCAGGAACAAGAGGACAGAAAATAAGAAGCAAACCCAAATTAGAAAAAACAGTGGAAGAATTTGAATCAGCTGCTCAACCTTTTTTAGAAAATACACAAGAACGGATGATGGAAAACATTATGAAAAGCCAAGAAGCAGAAAAACAATTACAAAAAGAATATGATATTAGATCACAAGAAAGAAAGACACCTTTTGATTTAAGTGATCCTTTTATGGCAGCAGGCGGTGGTATTGCTAAAATGGCAGGCGATAGATCAGGTGCAATGACAAGATCCATGAACCCTGATTCACAGGGCTTGTCTTATTTATTTAATCGTGTTAAGAAGGTACAGGAGTAATATATGGCAGATATAGATAAAGGACTCCCTAACACTAGAACTAAAATTGACATTCCTTCAGAAGAAGAGATGCAAGAAGAAGTTAGTGTTCAGGAGGAAGAAGAATCACAAAAAGGACCTGTAGAGGTTATCCCAGAAGAAGACGGTGGAGTTACATTAGACTTTGAACCAGGATCCATAAATGTACCTGGAACAGAAAATCATTTTGATAACTTAGCTGATATTTTACCAGATGATATTTTAAGTCCAATTGGAAATGAAATGGTTCAAAATTATATGGACTACAAATCATCTAGAAAAGAATGGGAGAGCGCTTATACAACAGGATTAGATTTACTAGGTTTCAAATATGAAAACAGAACTGAACCGTTTCAAGGAGCTTCAGGTGCAACACACCCAGTTCTTGCAGAAGCAGTAACTCAGTTTCAAGCTCAAGCTTATAAAGAATTATTACCAAGTGATGGACCAGTTAGAACACAAGTTATAGGAGTTAAAAATCCTGCAACAGAACAGCAAGCACAACGTGTTAAAGATTATATGAATTATTTAATCATGGACACGATGAAAGAATATGAATCTGAATTTGATTCTATGTTATTTCATTTACCACTAGCTGGATCTACATTTAAAAAAGTTTACTACGATGTACCACTTGGAAGAGTGGTATCAAAGTTTGTACCAGCGGATGAATTAATTGTTCCGTACACAGCTACCTCATTAGACGATGCGGAAGCAGTTATTCATACCGTGAAGATTTCAGAAAACGAATTAAGAAAACAACAAGTGTCTGGATTCTACAGAGATGTAGAGTTAAGTCCTCCCGGTACAGAGACTAATGGAGAATTAACTAAAAAAGAACGTGAGCTAGAAGGAACTAAGAAGACAGGTAAGAACGAACCTGTGTATACTTTGTTAGAGTGTCACGTTAATTTAGATTTAGAAGGTTTTGAAGATGTTGGAGCAGATGGAGAACCAACAGGAATAAAATTACCTTACCTCGTTACAGTCGAAGAAGGTAGTAGAGAAGTTTTGTCTATCAGACGAAACTATGCGCCCGATGATCTAAAGAAAAGTAAGATCCAATATTTTGTCCACTTCAAATTTCTGCCAGGACTAGGATTTTATGGCTTTGGACTCATTCACATGATTGGCGGATTGAGCAGAACGGCAACGGCTGCTCTCCGTCAATTATTAGATGCTGGTACATTATCAAACTTACCTGCAGGATTTAAACAACGTGGTGTTAGAGTTAGAGATGAAGCGTCACCAATTCAACCAGGTGAATTTAAAGATGTAGATGCACCGGGTGGTAATTTAAGAGATGCTTTCTTTCCATTACCATACAAAGAACCAAGTCCTACATTATTAAATTTATTAGGAGTTGTTGTACAAGCTGGCCAGAGATTCGCGGCTATTGCTGATATGCAAGTGGGTGATGGTAATCAAGGTGCTGCAGTAGGAACTACAGTTGCACTTCTTGAACGTGGTTCACGTGTTATGTCTGCAATTCACAAAAGATGTTATGCAGCAATGAAACAAGAATTTAAATTATTAGGTAAAATAGTTGCTCAATATTTACCACCAGAATATCCATATGATGTTGTAGGTGGTGCAAGAAATATTAAACAAACTGATTTTGATGATAGAGTGGATGTAGTACCGGTTGCGGATCCAAATATATTCTCAATGTCTCAAAGAATAACATTAGCTCAAACGCAATTACAAATTGCAACAGCAAATCCACAGTTACACAACATGTATCAAATCTATAGAAACATGTATAATGCGATTGGGGTAAAAGATGTAGATGCAGTTCTACCTCCACCACCTCCAACTGCACCAAAAGATCCAAGTTTAGAGCACATTGATGCAATGGGTATGAAACCTTTCCAAGCTTTCCCTGGTCAAGACCACAGAGCACATATTACAGCACACTTAAACTTCATGTCTGTTAACATGGTAAGAAATAATCCACCTGTTATGGCTGCAATACAGAAAAATATATTAGAACACATTTCAATTATGGCTCAAGAACAAGTTCAAATGGAATTTAGAGAGCAAATGATGCAAATGCAACAGATGCAACAGATGGCTGCAATGGATCCACAGATCCAACAGCAGTTACAGATGCTTACAAATCAAGTTGAGTCAAGAAAAGCGGTGTTGATTGCTGAAATGACTGAAGAATTTATGAAAGAAGAGAATGAAATTACTTCACAGTTTGATAATGACCCACTATTGAAGCTAAAATCACGTGAAGTTGACCTAAGAGCAATGGAAAATGACAGAAAAAAAGAAGCTGATCGAACAAAAGCTGATTTTGACAGAGCAAAATTGATGCAATCAAAAGAATTAGCTGAAGATAAGATGGATCAGAACGAAGAATTAGCAGAATTACGTGCTGGAGTAAGTCTTGCAAAAAAAAATAATGCTAATATAAACTAGTAAAGGTAAAAACTATGATAAACTATAAAAAAGCAAAACAGGTAGCAGTTCCAGAACAAAATATAGAGATAGATCCAAGATCTAAAACTACAGCTGATGGTGCTTTCAACTATATTCCTACAGGAGACAAGGAAAAAGTTAGAGGGCAGAAAAGAATGCTAGCTGAAAAGAAAAAACCGGCTACTTGGTACTAAATCATGTGGTTATCGGCAATTAAATTAGCCGTTTCTGCTGGAAGTAAGATTTATGCTAACAAGCAGAAGACGAAAATGGCAATGAGTGAAGCACAACTCATGCACGCTACAAAAATGGCTCAAGGTCAGGAAGCTTACCAAGGAAAATTGTTAGAAGCAAGACAATCGGACTGGAAGGACGAGGCGGTCCTTGTAATATTAAGTTTGCCCGTGTTGGTGCTCGCGTGGGCGGTCATATCTGATGACCCGACAGCGATGGACAAGGTAAAATTGTTCTTCGACATGTTCTCGCAGCTTCCATCGTGGTTCACAAATTTATGGATACTTGTCGTGGCGAGTATTTATGGTATAAAGGGTACACAAATTTTTCGTAACGGAGGAAAAAAATAATGTCAGGATTTGTAAGAGCAGGATTTAGTTTTTTAAAAAATTTAGGTAAAGGTGGATCTAAAACTTCACCAACTATTTCATCTACTAAAATTAATGTTGGTAATTTAAAAAAGAATCAAGAGACTTTAAATAAACTTAAAAAAACTACAGATGCTTATGTTACAAAAGCAGGTTCAGTTGACCCTTCTTTAAAAGAAGCTCTTAGAAAAGCAGGTTCTAAATCATTACAAAAAACAGAAAAGATTTTA